TATTCATCGTGCGTTTGAAAAAATGACGACTTCATCTATTCAAACAAATGATTTATATATTCATCGATTTATTAGTACGCCCATACCATACTGTTTTTTGATAAAGTTGGAGGAATATAATGCGATTTTGGGGCAACAACAGATTGAGAATATCCATTATACAATATCATTGATTGAGAACAAACATAAGCAGGAAAAAATAGACAATCTCATTAAACTAAATATACAAAAATGCATACAATGGTGCACAAAACATAATGTTCCATATCAGCCTATTATTTCAGCTACAAATGTTTTTATAAGTACGTCGTTTGAATCAAACTTGAATAGTTTTGGCGACGAATATGATATATTTGCGAATTAACTATGATTAGAACGTTAACCTCGTATCGAACTATCAGAACAGTTACGTTGTTCGCCAGTCGCCGTAAATTTTGGATAACGTGGTAAAGGAAATCCCACCTTATCTTTCTTAGTATATGTTTGGGATTTTGAGCCATACGCTAGTGCATCAGCTACTGCATTTCCATAAGCATCGCGGACACTACCAGCCGCGCCTTGTATAGCATTATATTTCGCACGTAGTGTAACCTCGGCAGATGAGACACCGCCCTGGCTAGCAAAATTAGGATTACTCGGCTTATAATAAATCTGTACATAAGAAGGATTTAATGTGGGAGTCGTACTAGATAAAAATGTCTGTGATTGAGAACCTGTGCCAGTTTGGTTAGTTGGGTAACTACCTGTAGCAAAACCAATAGCATTCTTAAACTGATTATTTTGAATAATAAATTGAGGCACAGTGCTCGACACTGGGTTTGTCCAAGTAGCACCAAATGGCTTATCATAAGTGCTTATTGGGTATACTGTTGTGCTAGCGGGATAAACCTGTAACTCAACCTTGTTATCTATATCGTTGTAGGAAATGGCTAACAAAAATACCGAAATATTGCTCGCCTTAGATACGAAATAATGATTATTAGCAGCCATGGTTTTCTGTAACACAGCATTTACATCTTCAATACGGTAATTTCCGGCAGGTATCGTAACATTGTGGCTAGTTGCATCTATCCATTTATATTGGAAACTTACAGGTCCACTAAAAATCTGTCCTGGACAATGACTGATTCCATTAGGGCTATAAACATTGGCACTGGCCAAGCTAGTGCCAGGCTTGGCAGTAGAACTACCCTGGCGAATATAATTATATTGGTTTTGTTGAAATGACCTATTACGACTTACCAAATATTGGTTAGTAGACGTACAGTAGGTATCGTTGTTTTTCGAAATATCAAATTGGCGTTTAATCATGCCGCTACTGCGGACACGACGTCTTGCGTTCTCAGAATCTGAAAGAAATTTAAGGCATGTGCCTGGGCGCTCACATGTATTTTTGGGAAAAGTATCATCCAACGTATTGACTAAACCATTTTGGACCGTAGATGAAGAATTCACGATGGAGCCATTCGGTCTATCAAATTCATCAATGCGCGCTGAAGTTCTCACATTACATGCACCAGTAGCCGTTGACGCAATTTCGCGACGATATATTTTTAAGGGCAAGGCACGAAATAAAGCATTTGTTTTTATTGTTAGTGACGAATTTACTTTACCATTTGGGCGTATAGAAGATGTAATTTGTTTTAATGTTTTACCCTTCCAAGATATTAATGGATATGGGAATGTTCCCAATTGCGGGGTAGGATTCATCAATTCATACATTATATTATATAATTTATGAATATATTATTATATTGTAAAAACAGTAATAAACATATTGAACCAAATAAGTATAGGATTGATTATGATTATAACATTAGATTTACAAAGATTCATACTATCAAATTTATTCTTCTTAGATATGAAACGGAACATAATAATGGACGGCAATTTTACCAAACTCGTATATTCTAATGATTGTTTTACTATGAATGGACTTTATATTTTGTTCCCAATTGAATATACAGGGGTTGAAAAAATAATGAATAAAAGCCAAGTTAAATTTAATCCATATTCGTCATATAATTTACCAATTGTTCAGGATTTTTCTAGACTAGAATTAAAATTGCTAGAATATTATAAACAGTCGCGGCAATGTAATCGAAAGATTTCGAATCTATTATCTAAACAGATGTATGTGGGTTTTATGAAGACACATAAGGATAATTATGACACGTCTCCTGAAAATAAAAAAAACGTGCAATATGTAATAAAAATATCGGGAGTTTGGGAAACACGCGATGAGGTAGGTCTCACATATAAATTATATCAAGTTAATGAGGTTTGCCCCTAATAACACAACTTGAATATTGTGCCAACTTGTTCTGAAAATATGTCATAAAAGATACGGCTGTCAGTTTTCTTTGTTGTTCACATTGCAGTGTTTGAAATGTTTTTTCGTCTACGATATAGATATCGTGGAAATCGTTTATTTTGCTTGGAAAACTCTCCCTGTTTTGTTCGACAAACTCTTCGATAGTCAACGCACTGCTATTTGGCATAGACGTTATCTTCCCCGATTTATCTGCAACGAATATATCATATATGAATTCGTACATATTTGGTGGTATATCGTCGACAATGCCAGTGGTAGTAGGGTTTAAGTACATTTCTTTGTAAATCTCGGCCCTTATTTTCATATAAATGTCCGAGGTTTTGTCGTTGGGCGAGAAAGCAAAATTCAGATGCGGAACCCTTAATCTGTACGCACGAAACTTATATTTTCGCCGGTCAAATGCAATATTGAATGGCGTAATCGATTTGCTAGAAAATATGTCCGCATATTCGATGTTGGAATCCATTTTCAACGGTTTTCAATACTTTTTGGTCTTAGTTTATTTGTGGATATTTGGAATGTCAAAGGTTCAATTTTTTATGCACATCATAAAAAATTGAATAACTGAATAGGTTTGTATATTAATAACAAAGAACCCAATAAAATGAATAGATTCTCCAAGAAGCCCATCAACGTGCCTGTGGCCATTACGCCCGAAAACTTTCCCGAATTGGCACCAACATTATGTCTTGCGGCACCGGAATGGAAATATAAGGAGGTAATTATTAAGAGTAACGCAAAGTTTTATCCTAATGGTGATATTTTTGAAGGCGATTATAATGAGGAAACTGGACGACCTTTGTATGGTAAAATTACGTTTGTTAACGGCAACGTTTATAAGGGCCCAATTCATTATTCTTGGCCAAAAGATTGCGACGACGACGACGAATCTGGCGACGATGATGATTGGTCGTCTGAAAATTATGAGGAGTTTGTTGAATATGATAATCGAGGCGTTTTATTTTATCCTGACGGAAAGAGGTTTATAGGGGTATTTTGCTTTGGCCAAGAATGGTAAAAAAGAATGGACTTCAAAGTTTCATCATTCTCTCAGCCGTTTTCGCAATATGACTATATTTTTTTGTTCCCTTTATAGTCATATATTCACGTGCCCTTATATATGCTGCATAAACACCCTTCTTATTTCGTTTACAAGTTCCTCGTCTGCAAATTGGGAACGATTTATTTGGACCCAGGAAACATTTTTTACCACAATTTTTCATCATTAATGTTCTCTCATGTGTTCCTGGGCTTAGTTTTGCCCAACCACGAAGTTTTCTTGTGCTCATGAACCGTTTTTTATGGGTTCTGTTTTTTTTTCTGCCACCAGTAATTGGTTTTGTAACCAATGGCTGAGTTAACATAGTTGCTAAATTCATTGTCATTTACATATCTTGATAAAAAATAAGTGTGGTTTTTGATTTGTGTTCTCTGTTCCAAAAAATTCATAAAAAATTGAATAACTTTTGGACAAGTTGTTTTTATGTTATCAAACACCAAATCAGAGAGTATTCTCGACAACAACCATGTCCCGTCGTCCTACCATGAACAAGAAGCAGCCCGAGCATAAGCTTTTCTGCAAGCTGTGCCTGGACAACGGTCAACCGATGACCATCGTCACATCCCACAATGTGATTGGCCTCAACGGGAAATCCTGCTGCCCGACCAAGGCTGGTCTGGAGTGCAGAAAGTGCGGTCGCAATGGGCATTTCGCCAAGTACTGCACGGCGTCAATGCATGTGTCCGATGCAGTCATGAAGAGCATCGAAAAGGCCTCCGAAAAGGCCTCCGAAAAGGCCTCCAAAAAGCCTGCGGAAAAGCCTGCGGAAAAGCCCGTGGTCAAGGGCTTGAGCAAGACAGCAAACCTCTTTGCGGAGCTGGAGGAGAGCTCGGACGAGGAGTCGCCTCGCACTCCAAAGAAGGAGAAGGCGGTCGATGCAGAGTGCCCAGGGGCTCCGTCAAAGACTGAACGGCCTGTCAAGCCCAAGCCTGTCGATTGGGCCGACTGGTCTGACGACGATGAGTAAGCAATATATTCAAGAACAAAAAAGGCGTGTCTATTTGTAAACATGTTTTTTTTATTGTTTTGGTGCATTTGTTAACGTGACCAATGCTTGTAAACACTCGCGTATTCTAGCAGGCTCATATTTAAAATAAACATTTTGCACTTCGGCAGGCGTTATTACAGAATCCTTCATCTTTTTAAAATAACCTTCGTATTTTTTTATATCAACCTCATTTCGATATCTATAACTGACCATTTCGCGTATAATATTAACTGTCGCGCGCTTTAATTCTAAAATATAATCAATACGTCCCGGTCTAATAAAAGCCCTATCTAACTTTTGGATGTCCATATTTGTCGTAAAAATATACATCGCATCATGTAATTCTACGATTCCGTCAATAGTGTTGAGAACACATTCCAATGTTAGCTCATCCGAGTTTTGCTTTGTTATACTTTGAAGCATACTTTGAACGGTTTTTAATTGATTGTCATTAGTTTTTTTCATAATGTCCTCAATTGTCTTTGGATTTTCATCATCGCTGCTTTCACTCTCTTCGTCCGAATTTATATTAGTAGTTGTGCTGCACGGAATATCCGTACGTTTTTTTAAGACTTGGTCTTTGTTTGCATCAAAATCCTCAAATATAAAACAAAGCTCTTTTAATTTATATTTATTATTATTAATTGCGGAGCGAAAAATGCCTACAAATTCACTACATGTTTTTATGTGCGACCATCGTACGAGCACTCCATGACGATTGGTGCGATTCAAAATGCCGCGAATCGTACACGATTTACCACACCCCGGTTCTCCATGTAACAAAATTCCTGCCTTAAATGTTACGCCTGCATCTTCATATTCTCGTTCGTACACACTTTGAGCTTGCTCATTGGATGATGTGTTTTTAAACTTATCAATATAATTAATAAACTCTTGTTTGTTCTCAAAAAATATGTTTTTATCTAGGTGTTTATTACTATGGAAATCCGTTTCACGATATGATAGGCGCATTTTATCATCCTCATCCTTTTCTGTTTTCATGAATTCAAATATTTGTTGCTGGGTTTTATTAATTGTCTCGTTCTCAAATTCAGTGACGCAATCGTCTAAAAATTTCTTTAAAATATGATAATTTTCTTTTCCTTCCTTGGATATTTTATATACGTAGTTCTTTGCATTAATATTGGGTTTTTTCTTTTTTTTCTCATCTCCACCGTCGTCAATCTCTTCTTGTTCTACGATGATTTCAAAGAATATACCTTGCTCTTTGCATATTTCTATTTTTTGATTTTGTACCGGCAAGAGAACATAATCTATTACTTCACTATCATAATATACATTTTTATACTCTTTTTTCAATATTTCTACCATCTGCGAAATATTCTCGGGCGCATGCTTTTCTAAATAATAATTTAATCCATGGAATCGATTGCTATAGCTGACATGGACGTTTTCTTTTGCTACGCCAAAACTCTGTTGGGTAAGGTTTCGTTTATGATATGGTATTGTTATAAAACATTCGGTTTTTGAGGATATATTAAATAACAAATTGTTTATCCAATCTTTGACATAATCAGTGCCCAATAATTTATATGCTGCATATCCAAATCCAAATAAAACAATATTAAAAAAATTCATTGACTCGCTATTTAAAAGTTCACCTGTTAGTTTTGAATAGAGTGATACTTGTAATATTTGGAGTGGGTCAATATTCATATCATATTAATGACACAAAGGGTTTATATAATTTTTATATTGAAATTATATAGACTTTCTAGAAGTGAACCATGGCCATGGTGCCGCGTCTGCGAGTTACGACTGGCTTAGGTTGGATAGTAAATGGCAATAATCCATTACGTAAATCATGTACGGAATTGGCGGATATATCAGGGGTAGTGCCCGTTGAAAAAGTATTGATTTTGATAAAACCAGTGGCTTCGTCAATATCATATTGTAAATCAGCGATTGATTGTATTCCCTCCGTTGTATCATTTACAACGCGGTCAAATTCTTTGCGGTTGACTACGCGATATAAACCATCCTTCATTTGGAAAATATTCTTATCCATAATAGGGTAGAATTGGCTGCGGTCGATTTGAAACCCGGCAGAAAGCGCGCGTTTCTGTAACAAGTTGTCTTCATATCCCCATGCCCATAAGTTGGGGAAACCAGATACGGTCTCAAAATCGCCGCCTTTAATAGAAACGATTCCTCCGAGGGAGAACGTATATCCGTAGAAATGCTTCACAACACCAGGCGTAGTTTCATAATTAAAGAAATTCTTTACGATGGGCATTGTATCAACGTCATTGAAAACAAATGTAATATTTTGATAGTCGTTGGGGTATTTTTCTTTAATTGCTAAGAATCCAATGTTCTTTAACGCGCCGCGGTTAAATTCGCGGGTATCGTTTTGATTTGCGTAATAAATCTTGTAGTCGGTGGGTGCAAAATCCTCCATTACAGTTTGCATGTGCTTAGCAAAGAACTGTTGCTGTTGTTCGCGGTCGCGATATGGCACAATAAACACGATTTTGGGGGCAAGCTTTGCAATACGTTCGGCTTCCTCCGCTTGAGCTTTATCTGCGGCGGCCTTAGCTTCGGCTTCGGCTTTAGCCTTAGCTTCGGCTTGTGCTTGTGCTTCCGCCTTAGCCTTAGCTTCCGCTTGTGCTTTCTCCGCTTCCGCCTTGGCTTTGGCTTCGGCTTCCTCCTTAGCCTTAGCTTCAGCAGCAGCCTTATCTGCTTCCGCCTTGGCCTTGGCCTTAGCTTCGGCTTCCGCCTTGGCCTTAGCCGCTTGCGCTTGTGCATCCGCCTTATCCGCTTCCACCTTGGCTTTAGCCGCTTGCGCTTGTGCATCCGCCTTCGCTT